AGAAAATGTTTTTGGAACAAGACCCGAATATATTTTAAGCTATTCCGCATTTGAAGCTAACGACAGACAATTAGTCGAATATTATAATAATAAAGTGCCTTATCATCATTTAGATGGTGATACTCATTATAGCATACCCACTGTTGACGTTATCAATACAGTTTGCCCATGCGCTGGATTATCAAGTCTTAGCCCATCTGCATCGTCTACTAATGCTAATAATGACTGGATGGTAAATACTGCTCGGCATGTTTTAAGTACACTAAAACCTAAAGTATTTTGGGGTGAAAACGCCCCGCGATTAGCTAGTAAAATGGGTGCGCCGATTGTTGAGCAGTTAAAAAGAATTGCTAGTCAAAACGGATATACATTTAGCATTTACAAAACAAAATCTATACTTCATGGACTAAGCCAAGTACGAGATCGTACTTTTTATTTTTTCTGGCAAGGTGATAAAATACCTATGTTAAGTTATATTGAACGCAAACATGAAAAAATTGAAGATACTATTCGTAATGTAGATCTACATGAAGATGACCCTATGAATATAATTGTTAATAAAAAAATTCCAAGTGAAAATCCATTTTATAAATATGTACTTGAAGAACTTAATAATGGTATTTGTCATTCTGAATTTCAAGATAAAATTGTAAAGAGTACTAATCCACTTGATGAAATTGAAAAATCTGGAATTAAATACGATAAAGTACACGAGTGGATGAAAGAAAAAGGATTTGAAAATGAAGCTGGTAAATGTAATCGTATGTACCACAAACTAAAAAGTGGCGGTAATATTATGCGTAAGACTACCGAAATACCTAAAGATTATATTGGTGCGTTTGTAGGACATATGCCAGGATATCTTACTCATCCAGATGAAGATCGCTATTTGACTATTCGAGAATGTCTTTCTATTATGAAACTTCCAGGTGATTTTATGTTACAGGGTGGAGTAAAAAATCTTAATATGATTTGTCAAAATGTTCCTGTAACTACAGCACAAGATATGGCTGAACAAGTTCAATCTTTTGTACATGGTAGACTTGATAATCAAATGATTGATGCCAAATTTGCTATTCAGTGTAATAAAAAACAAACTATAAATTATGAAAAAGTAAGTAACACATTAGAGGAATTTATATGTTAAAATTAAAAATATCTATTATTGGTTGTGGATTTGTAGGCAAAGCTATTATTAATGGTTTTGATGAAACCCTATGTGACATAACTCCAATTGATATTAAATATGATACTACAGTAGAAGATACTAATCCATATGATGATATTTTTTTCGTATGTTTACCAACACCTATGAATGATGATGGATCGGTTAATGCTGAACTAGTAATTGAAACTGTCAAATGGTTAAAGCTTAATAGAGCTGGCCATATTGTAATAAAATCAACAGTCACACCTGATATTATAGACAAACTTTCTGATGATAGAGTAGTTTATAATCCTGAATTTTTAAATGAAAAATCTGCAGATGAAGATTTTATTAATCCACCAATGCATATATTTGGCGGGCATATCAAAGACACAAATAATATTGAGAAAATATATAAAAAATATAGTAAATGTAAACCTTGCCCAAGCCACCATGTGACATTAAAAGAAGCAAGTTTTATTAAATATGGAATTAATTGTTTTCTTGCTACAAAAGTATTATGGTTTAATCAATTCTATGATATAATACAAAAACATGATTGTAATTTTGATGAGATTACTTATGCAATGCGATCAGATCCAAGGATTGGTAACTCTCATACGAGTGTTCCAGGATTTGATGGCAAAATGGGTTTTGGTGGAGCTTGTTTTCCAAAAGACACTTCAGCATTTTTAGATTTTGCGATATCGTTTTCTTTATTGGATGAAGTAATTAAATCAAATAATAAAATTAGATCTAAATATACAAAAGATAAAAGGGAGCTTGAACAAAATATCTCATTTAACAAATAACTTATTTACTTTATCGATATTATATGATATAATAGTCTAATAATCAAAGGAGATATACATGGCATCCATTATGGATAAACTCAAAAATAATTCTAAACTTAAAGCAACGGAAATTCTTTCTGAGTCTAAATTTTTTAATATAAAAAAACTTATTGCTACTGATGTACCAATGGTTAATGTTGCTTTATCTGGTTCAATTGACGGTGGTATGTCACCTGGCCTTACTGTGTTAGCAGGCCCATCTAAACATTTTAAAACTTCTTTTGCGCTGTTGATGGCTGGTGCATATTTGCGAGAAAAGAAAGATGCTGTCATGTTGTTTTATGATAGTGAGTTTGGTTCACCTCAATCATACTTTGAGCAATTTGGTATTGATACATCACGAGTTCTTCACACACCAATTACAAACGTAGAAGAACTTAAATTTGATCTCGTCAACCAACTTGAAGGCCTTGATGCTAAAGATGATGTTATCATTGTTATTGATTCGATTGGTAACCTTGCATCAAAGAAAGAACTTGAAGATGCTCAAAACGAAAAATCTGTAGCAGATATGTCAAGAGCCAAACAACTTAAATCATTGTTTCGTATGACTACTCCATATCTAGCTATGAAAAATATTATCATGTTAGCGGTCAATCACACATATCAAGAAATCGGATTGTTTCCAAAAGCAATAGTTTCTGGTGGTACTGGTATCTATTATAGTGCTAATAATATTTGGATTCTTGGTCGTAGGCAAAATAAAACTGGAACTGAAGTTACAGGTTATGATTTTGTTATTAATGTTGAAAAGTCTAGATTTGTAAAAGAAAAGTCTAAAATTCCTATTTCAGTATCATGGGAAGGTGGTGTTGAAACATATTCTGGTCTATTGGATGTTGCCATGGCGGGTGGCTATGTAGTTAAACCATCTAATGGTTGGTATGCATCGGTTAATATGGACACTGGCGAAATTTCTGATAAAAAGGTTAGACAATCTGGTACTCTTGAAAAAGAATTTTGGGATCCTATTTTTGCTAATACTAACTTTAAAGAATTTGTAAAAAATCAATTTACAATTGGATATAAATCAGAAATTGATATGGATGAAATTTTAGAAATGGAATCATAATGCAATATATAGAAAATAAAGATTATGAATTTATTCCAGGAGATAACGATGATTGGCAAATTAGATTTTTAACTGGAGATTTTATAGAAAGTGTTATACAATATGGCACTATTCGCATGGAAGATGGTGAACAAATGACGTTTGACTTTCATGTTGAAACTAGTCCAGATGAAACATTAAATTCAGAAAATGAAGAATTACAAAAACATGCCGGCGATGTTTTGATTTCTATTATTGAAGATGCTATAGAAAATAAAGCCAGCGATCTACATATTAATGAGGTAAAATAGTGAATACAAATATAGAACAAGTTGTTCTTAAAAATATTCTAACTAATGAAACATATATGAGAAAAGTTCTGCCTTTTATTAAGGCAGAATATTTTGAAGGGATTTACAGAGAACTCTTTAAGCAGAGCGGTAAGTTTGTTGCTAAGTATAATAAACTACCATCAGCAGAATCTTTTAAGATTGAAATTGATTCGGCTGATAATTTTAGCGATGATAATCATCGCCAAGCAATAGAAATTATTCCTGAACTATTCACAAAAGAGCAAAGTGATGAAGAGTGGCTACTTGATGCTACTGAAAAGTGGTGTCAAGATCGAGCACTATTTAATGCTGTTATGGAGTCAATTAGTATTATTGATGGTAAGCATCAGACGTTATCTAAAAATGCTCTTCCTGATATTCTAACTAAAGCACTTGGTGTATCGTTTGATACTAATGTAGGCCATGATTATCTTGAAGCATTTGAAGAACGTTATGAATTTTACCATCGTGATGAAGAACGTGTTCCGTTTGATATTGAATTACTTAATGATATTACGAAAGGTGGTTTACCACGTAAGACCTTAAATATTATTCTAGCAGGTACTGGTGTTGGTAAGTCGTTAGCAATGTGTCACTTTGCTGCTTCTAATCTTACCGATGGTAGAAATGTTTTATATATTACTGCAGAAATGGCTGAAGAACGTATTGCTGAACGTATTGATGCAAATCTTCTTAATGTACAAATTGATCAATTAACCGATCTAAGTAAATCTATGTTTGCTGAAAAGGTTTATAATCTTTCAACAAAAACTAATGGTAAACTAATCGTAAAAGAATATCCAACTGGTTCAGCTAATGTTGGTCATATGCGAGCGCTATTAAGTGAACTAAAACTTAAAAAGTCATTTATGCCAGATATTATCTATATTGATTATTTAAATATTTGTGCTTCTTCTAGAATGAAAGGTATGGGCGGTGCTATTAATTCATATAATTATATTAAAGCAATTGCAGAAGAGTTTCGTGGATTGGCAGTTGAATTCAATGTCCCGATCATATCTGCAACGCAAACGACGCGTAGTGGTTATGGTAACTCGGATGTTGGGCTTGAAGATACGTCTGAGTCTTTTGGATTACCCGCTACAGCAGATTTAATGATTGCTCTTATATCTACTGAAGAACTTGAGCAAATGGGTCAAATTGCGGTTAAACAATTGAAGAATAGATACAACGATCCAACATACAAAAAGCGGTTTGTTATTGGCGTTGATAGAGCTAAAATGAGACTATATGATGCTGAAGACTCTCAGCAAAATTTAATTGATGATACACCAGTCTTTGATAAAACAGCAATTGGCGAAAGATTGGCTAATACTAACTTTGATGGATTTAAATTATGAAACAAACTGAAGCAGAATGCCTTGTTGTAGCAAGTGAGGAATGTGCTGAACTAACCAAAGAATGTATGAAAATTTTACGATTTGGCATGAGTACTGAACATAAAAAAAATCTTATAAATGAAATGGGAGACGTTCAATGTATGCTAGATTTATTGGGTGATTATTTTGATATTTCTAGCGATGAAATGTTGGATGCATCTATGGCCAAAAAAGAAAAACTAAAAAAATATAGCAACTTAACTGGAGATAAATAATGGGTAAAGAAACATCACAGGGTATTCACAGTACTGTGAGTAAATCAATTCGTAAGGCCATGAGGAGAGACTATATGTCTTCAGGAGATAGGTTTATGAATCAAATGAAAGCTTTAGCACAAGGTAAAGATGTAGTATTTACTATTGAAAATCCAAATAAGACTGAAACAAATAAACGATTTATTAAACAGCGGATTTCGGGTAAAAACTATTTAAATTCACGTAAAGGAACTTTTACGATGAAAGAAGTACAATAAAGCAATGGAAACGGTATTAGCATTTTTTATAGCAGGATTTTTTACTGGTATTGGCTGGTGGTCTGCTGAAAAAGTAACTAATAAAATTGATACGCATTATGAACAAAAGGATGAACAAAATGAGAATTGAACTTGAAGATGACGCAGTATACGAATTGGTACATCAGGCTCTTATGCAACTCGAAGAAAGCTTGCCTCCAAATAAAAAATTAACAAAAGCTATTAAAAGAATTAATCATAATATCATGATTCCATCTGAATGGGAAGAAATGTATGAACGAGACTTTATTGATTATGACAGTGGAGACTATAGCTAATGAAGGCCAGATTAATAGGATATACTCAGACTCCGTCTGGAGATTTTATTGGTGTCGATGATCTACAAGACTTTGTAGCATACTGCGCTAGAGTATCAAATCCTACAAATCAAATGAGTAGTGCAACCGCAGAAAAACTTATCAGATATTTGATTAAGCATAAACATTGGTCACCTCTTGAAATGGCCTCTGCTACTATGGAGATTGAAACCACACGAGATATTGCTCGTCAGCTTCTCCGCCATAGATCATTTTCATTTCAAGAATTTAGCCAACGATATGCTAACCCAGCTGATATGGGTGAAACATTTGTATTGTCAGAAGCAAGATTGCAAGATCATAAAAATAGACAAAATTCAATTGAAACTAATGATGTTGATTTACAATCTGCATGGAATTTACAGCAACAAAATGTAATTGATCAAGCTAAAAAAGCATACAATTGGGCTATTGATAATGGTATTGCAAAAGAACAGGCTCGTAAGGTTTTGCCTGAAGGTTTGACTTTATCTCGCTTATATGCTAACGGAACTCTTAGATCATGGATTCATTATATTGAATTGAGAAGTGGCAATGGTACTCAAAAAGAGCATATGGAATTAGCTCGAGAGTGTGGTAAAGCTATTAGTAAAATCTTTCCTCTTGCTGAGGATCTAATTCAAGGAGAATAAAAATGGGCAAAAAACTTTCAACATATTATTCAGACAATGGCAATGATTACTGTGAAATACATTTTAATTATAAAGAAGAACACGCTTATATAAAATACTTCGATGATAATGGTATTAAATATTTTGAAGAATCTTTTACTAATAAATCTTTAAATTATGTTGAAAGTGCTGCTGAAAATTGGGCGTTAGGGCATAAAGTCCTATCACCTGAGCATAACACACAATATACGCTTGATTTTAGAAAGCGGGCTTAATATGGGATTAGAAACTGAAAATATGCAACTTACAAATAACGCTCGTGTTCAAATCTTACAAGAAGAAGTAGATTATTATCGTACTTTAATTGAGCCTCATGATTGCGGTCATATATACACTACTATTAATTTTTTAAATGATCGTATTCAAAATCTGTTAGGTGGTAAAAAAGAGTGGCCTTTTGTAAAATAATGGTTTACTTTTTATTTAAAACGTAATATAATACGTATATAACAATAAATCAGGAAACTTAATGAAACTTAAACATATAGCAATGATGTTAGGCAATGCCGCAGTTTGTGGCATTGTCGGTTATGCTGCTTATGAAGGTACAAAAGTAGCTACTGAAAAAAAAGAAGAGGTACAATTACTTGCAGAACAAATGGCTAACGAATTAGCAATCGAGCAGGAAGCTATTCGAACAGCACAAGCAGAAGAAGTTAAGCAAATACAATGCTTAGCTACAAACATATATTATGAAACCATGGCGTCTTCTTTAATAGATTCTATGGCTGTGACAGACGTGGTACTGAACAGAGTTAAACATGAAAAATACCCTGGCACTCCATGTGAAGTAGTACATCAATCGTATTTAAATGATAAGGGTGAACCACTATTAAATAAATGTCAGTTTAGCTGGTATTGTGACGGTAAAGCTGATGAGCCACAGAATGCTGAAGCATGGGAGCGATCAGTCAATCATGCTGTTACAATGTTCACTACTAGTAAATGGCGTGGAATAACTGAAGGTTCTACTC